AGAAACAATATTTTCTATAGAATCTAATCTTTCTACAATAGCAGCATATCTATTATTAGCTTGTATTAACAATTCAGTTGCATTTTCAAGAGCAGTTGTTGTGTCCATGAATAAATCCATAGAGAAAGTTGTAAAATCATTTACACTTGTTTCTACACCAACATTATCTAATGAAGAATTAAATTTAAGATTTAATTTTAAAGAAAATGCATTACCATTTAAACCTGTAACCTCGTTCGGTTTAAATTTAATTTGTTCGTTAATTTTAGAACCAGGTCCATAAGCGTCCTGTATATCATCTAAAATTAATATTCCATATAAGTTAGTTGCTCTATTTGCAGAAATAGATTCGCTATAAATATCATAGTATACAAGAATGGCATTAAATGTAAACCTTTGTCCCTTTTTAGCAAAATCTAATAGTGATTCTACTTCAACGTCATTATTAATTTCTTCATATGCAGTTGCATCGAAATTAATTCCAACGCTGTTAGTAGCATTAGTTTGAATATTATAATAAGCTCCACTACTTGACGTATATTCGTCAACAACAGTATTCATGTTTATGTTTGGATCAGGGTGTAATTGTGCCTCTCTGCCCTCTACATAATCACTTGCATATAATTTTGTTGCAGTCGTATTATAATTTGTTGGTTTAAATAAAACAGTCGGAGTATAACCTACTGAAGTAGGTACATTAATATAGACTTCATGATACGTGTTACCTTGATATGCAACATCGTTTTCAGCATCTATTGTTCCTAAATATTTAACAACTCTATCGTAGTTATCACTAGCAAACGTACCATTAACTTTTTCGGTATAATTACCAACAAGTGTCTGGTTAGAATCAGCTGCAATAAAATCTACTGCACCCAAAGAACTTAACCATTTAAAAAATATCTTTTCAGAATCTGATTGTAATATTATTGGATCATAATCATCGTCTTTTAATAACAGCTCTTCTAAGTTAAGCGCATAATTTTGGAATGTTTGTGCAAAATCCACATTAGGCATTCCAGCAACATATGCATCACCTGAAGGTTGTTTAAGATTTAATTCAAAATCTATTGTGTTAGAGCCATTAACAGAATCAGTAAAATCTGGAAGATCTAATAAAGCGTATTTACTAAACTCAAAATTTAAATCTGAACTATTAAAAGCCCTAGTCATGTCTCTCGCAGAAGATGCGAAAGCATACATTGTGCCGCCCATTGGCTGCGGTATTCTAACTAGAGGAGTTGCCATCTATTCTTTAAGTTTTGTTTATACTATTGTTGTGTTGTGCGATGAGATAATATACCATTTATTATCAAAACATCTTAATGTAACTGTTGAGTTTAATCCTTCGAGTGTAATAGATGTAGCACCTAAAGTAGCTCCTGTACCTGATAACACAGATTTAGAACTACCGTCAACATTAATAATTGTTACCTCTTGTCCATCTACCGCTTCTGGTAATGTAAAGTGACTATCAATAAAGTAAGTAACCGCAGTTATTGAAACTGGTGTAACTTGTGTTGTTGGTGTAGCAGCAGTTCCTAAGACTCCGCTTTTTACTAAATCTCCATCTAATTTTACAGATGAATTAAAAATTGCAGCAGTGTTAAACGCGGCACCTAAATTATTTACTAATAATAAGTTAGCACCGTTCTGTGTAACAGTTAACGATGAAGTAGATACGCTAGCGACTCCACTTAAAATTAAGGTAGTTGGGTTTAACAAGGCCGTAACAGATGCTAACTCATCATTTAACAACTCAAAGTTGCTATTGATGATCGGTCTCGATGAAGAAACTGAATCAGTTCCTAAAATTTCAGTAATGTTTGCCATTTTTATTGTTTTTATTATTTTACTTTTAACATGTTCCTATTTACAAGGTTTTTATTTCCATTTGTATCTTCAGTTTCTAGCTGAATATTGTAGTACCCAGGTTCTTTAAAGATATATGTAAGCCACATATTATTATAGTATATATCAGTGATTTTTGGGTTAGTTATATTTGTGATAGTCCATTTAGCATTTTTACTTCCAGGGAATCTAGAAATATCTGTTGAAAATGTAACATGTGTAGATCTTTCAACCTCTGCATAATCATTAAATACTCTGGTGTCGTCCCATGTTGGATTGTAATGTTGTACGTGAATTTCACCGCTAATATTAGCGTTTGATGAATTATTAATTTTTATTATCGAAGCGTCTTCAAAATCATAAGTTTTTGAGTATTCTTTTCCTACAACCAATATGAATTTAAAAACATCACTTACATCATTATCGTCAGAATCTTCAAATATTGCGTTATAATTAAATTTACTAATAACATAGTCTTCACTTTGTTGTAATTCATTCATTATTTGAGTCCAACCATTTACATCATTAAACGTGGTTGGTGTAGCATTAACTATTTGATGAGATCCTGTGCTTATTTCTCCAGTTTTTGGATCTTTATGTGTTATTACTAAGGTATCACCTTGTTGTATATCATTTATTTTGAAACTTGAAGTTAAATCAGGTCCAACTCTCATGAAATGCCACGCTAAATGCTCAGTGTCTTTCCAATCAAACGTTGATTCGTCCCATGTATATGGTCCAGTAGTTTCACTATATGCAGTTTCAGAATAAATATCTAAATACCTACTAACAGTTGAAAATCTAACTCCTTGATCTTCTTCAAAGTGAATGTAATTTGCTCTATCTAATGTTAAATAAAGAGTAGCAATATCATCATCGATAGTTGTTACATTATCTTGAGGTTGATTCCAATAACCACCTGATTTTTGCCACGGTAGATTTTTATTATCCCATGAATCATCTTCTAACCACTTATAAATACCGTATAATTCTAGATTTTTAAGTTTTACATCTATTAGATCTTTCATTCTATAATGAGATCTGTGCCCAAAGAGATCATATGTTCTCATCTCGACAGTATATATGTCATCATGTGGTAATATCAATGGAAGAATCAAATAATCATCTATCGCACCCCTATAAGTCTGATCATACCCTTTATTTTTACTTGTAATAATCCATTCTATTTCATAAACCCATGCTTTCCACCAATCGTTCCATGTAATTAACAAAGTATCGTTTGGATTGTGAGCATCTTCCCAAGTAAATTTAGCTTCATCCCAAATATCATCAAATGATTCTGTACCGTCTAATAATACAGGACATCCAATTGGAATGTTAGGGTTATAAGAATATAATTCTTGATTATGATATGTTTCATAAAACTCTCTAAATATACTCTTTAATTCTGTTCTATTATTTGGGGTTAATGTATGTTCTTGTCCGCTTTTAGTATTTAAGAATAAATTATAGTTATTAGAATCATCATCTTGATTAAGCGATGGTTTTAAAACCATTGACATATCTTCTATAAATAACTGTCTATCGTTAGGAAATACATTAAACTTAATATCATGTCCTTCACTAAAGAAATCAATGCCATTTTGAATATTCCATACATTTATATTTCTTTGAGAGAAGTAATCTCCTTCGGCAGTAATATCTATAATTTTTGCTTGAAGCGGTAAATAATCTTTTTGTAACTTTGCCTTTAAACCATATAGTTTAATAAGTACTTCTTCTGGTGTATAATCAAAAACCTCATCAACATTAGGAATATCCCAATGATCAAATGTTCCATTCGGCTCGTTTAATCTATATACAAGACTAAACTTACTAGTTTTTTTCATTGTACTAGAAGGCAGTTTAAACGCTAATTTCTTTCTAGTGTTTTCACCCCTAACAGAAGAGTTAGGAACTGGAACTGCAAATAATTTACCAAAGTTCTTAACAGAATTATTAACATTTAACCAATATTCCTTAAGTGTTATTTTGTCATAACCAAAGAAATCTATTGCATTCAATATTGCTTTATATGTACCAACAAATGGTTTTATGTTGTGTAATTCTAAAAGTAATTCCTTTCTTTTCTTATTCAGTAATTTATAATCAGGTGACATTTCACTAATGTCATGATCTTTAAATAACATAAAATCAGATTCATCTAATGTAGCTCCAAAGTTTTGAAGAAGAATTTTGGTTCTTTCATCTTCAGCAACTACTTCACCATAAACTTCAATATCTGCTATAAGTGTTTTTACACCCGCTGCGCTATGATAAATGTGCAAGTTTCTAACATGTGGTCCAGCTTTTAATGAATTTAACGCTATATTAATTTGAATAGCGGTACTATCTTGTTCCCACAACGCCTTAGTACCATCATTAAATACCGCAACTTTACTAAAATCTATTAGATCAATAGTTTGAGATTTTAATTCTTTAATTACTGGAAGATTTCCAGAATGATCTATATTATATAGTGTAATATCTTTACTACCAAATCTAGTATCTTCACTCCATTCAAATATAAATTTATCGTTATCTGGTGTTTCAGATACTGGGAAATTTATAATAGGGTCTCCGAATAATTCACACTCTTCTAATATAAATAAATTAATAGTTTCATATAAACCAGCAGAAACCTCAGATAAATGCACAGTTCCCTGATAAACATCAGAGTTATCCTTTACGAAGTTTAAATCATATTCTAATCCTTTAAAAAATCTTAAATTATCGTACATTATTTAGTTTTCTTTGTGTTTTCGTCAACGGTGTAATTTTTAAAATTATTTAAATATCTTGCACCCTTTAATAAATTCTTTAATGCGTCATCTAAGAATATTAAAAAATGTTGCATAGTTTGATTTCTTTGAATGTGACCAGACAAAGACTTACTAATAAATTCTCCTGGAGCCAACTCATCATCGTAGTTAAATCCCGTGTGTAATCTATCATCCTTTCTAGATTTAGCAGAATCATATCTTCTACGTTGTCTATAGTTAAATAAATTTGTAAATAAACCCATTATTTAAGTGCCTTTCTATTTCCAGCTTGTACTCTAGTGTATATTGTTCTAGGCACAGGATCTGCTTCAAAGTTTATACTTACCGCAGCTTCAGCGTTAATTAACACATCATCTTCCATAACGTCACCATCTCTATCTAACCATCCGCCTCTAAAAACAGCAACTTCTTCTTTTTCCATTATAATATCACCCCACTGATCTAATCCTTTTACCTTAGGAGGAATAACAGTATTTTCATCAACTGGAACCACCTTTACATCCTCTATTTTCTTAAAGAAAACATATTTTTGTTTTCCATTTCCTACAGTTTCCAGTGTTACTGGTTCTTGTGGAACCACGGTAGTAGTAATTGATTCATAATAACCAAGTCTTCTTGCTGTTTCTTCTGTCTCTGAAATGAACCTAACATTTACAGCGTCAATACCTGCTACTTCTTCTAAGATATAAATAATATCAGACTTAGGCAGTTTATCTCTTCTTGTTATATTTAATAAGTATGTTGACATTCTCTCTCTTACAGCTGTGTAAATTTCATCCTTAGTATAACCTTCAAAGAATCTAATATTAATATCAATACTATATTTTCTTATCTGTGGCTTAACAAAAACAACTTCAGTTGTTACCATTTGTTGGCCGCTATCTTCTAAAACCTTATGCATTGCATCATACTCACCTTGATCAAAGAACATTTCTTCTTGTGGTACAGTAAAGTAATCTTGATTTTTAGCTAATTTTTTATTAACATCTGGCACCGCAAAAATATAAATAACATTATCATCATCTAAATATTGATCGTCAGTAGTGTTATATGCATCTATGTAAGAAAACATATTATATCTTGACAAAAAGTATTCATAGTTATCAGGTGTAGCTAATACAAATGATTTACTTGCAAGTGGTGTCATTATTTTTGTAAATTGAGTATTCTCTCTATCACTACCCATTTTTGGAGATGAAGTAACAGTTACATCTAAGAATTCATTTAAATCATGTTCTGTTCCATTAGAATCATAACCAGTTGCATCCCACTTAATAGTTAGATCAGGTGAATCATCTAAATTACCAGCAATTCCAGAATGTTTTACATATTCCACTTTAATACTAGCACCATTTGGTGGCACCATTCCAAAACTTCCATTTCCAAAATAAAGATCTAAACCTCCACTAATACCAGTTTTAATTAAATATGCTTTCTCATCAGATAATAGATCATAAAGAGATTCATGCTTTGTCCATTGCTCACCATTAACACTTACAGTAACTTTACTATGATCAGTGATTCCACCAGTATTAATGTTAAATGATTGTAATTTTTCACCATTAGAAGTCACAGTTTGTGATTCAAATTTACCTTGAATTATTGCACTTTTAAATGCATTATAATTTGTTTTTTCTAATTTAAATAATTCAACAGAATTTAATAAAGTATACGTCATTCCGTTAGCATCAAATTTAATTTCTGATCTACCATTAATATTTAATAAACTTCCTGCTATTTTTGCCATATCAGCACCAGGTTTCCATCTAAATATAATTTCACCAGTAGAAGCAAATCCTCTTGTCGCATCATGACCTGTCAATCTTGACATACCATATATTGATTCCGGTTGCTGTGCAGTATATATGTTTTGTTCTACTACAGAATCCTCAATATAATACATAATAAGATCCATCATTTCTGATAGTACAGCTATTATTTGTGCAAACGGTGAAGCTAAAGTAAACAAAGTGTTAGCTCTATTGTATACCCTAGAAATATAAGTTCTAGCATCAGCCTTAATAGACTCTGCTCCCGTTCTAATTGTACTTAAAAATTTTAATTCTGCCATTATTTATGTATACTTTTTTATAGCATGCTTATTTTTATAGCATATCTACTATCTATCGTAATATCTATGAACGCAATATCTCTAACTTCACCTCGAACAAAGTCAATGTTCACTTGAACATTGTATTTTGATGCTAATGGGCAATATGCATTAATCTGATCTACTATCACTGATTTAATATTATGTTCACTAGAATTGAAATCATATATAAGTGTTTCTAAATCACATCCAAACTTATGATCCCCCATAACTTCACCACTATTAGTGAATAAAATTGTTTGAATCTGTGTGATCAACATTTCTATTTCACCATTAGTCTGAACTTGATCTTCGTCGTAATTAGGATCGCTAGGATATTTTATATATAATTCCATTTATTTATTTATCTTCTTTTATTTATGAATGCATCATCCAATCAACACCTTCGTCTCCTTGAATCTCTTCGTTAATCTCTGATAGCTCATCATCACCCATACTTTTAATGGCATCATAATCAAAATCAACATTACCAGGAAGGGCAAATTTAAAAATTGCTAATTTAGAACCAATAGATTGTTTTATTTTTGCACTCACATATCTAAAGAATATTTCATCTGAATATAATGCACAATCAGGGATAGTTTCATATATCTCTAAAATAACATCACCCTTTGGTGTATCACCCATAAATTTTAATTCTCCAGTTAAACTAGAATAATGAAATGAAATAGGGTTTTCAAGTATTTGTCTAGACAAATCTGCCATAGAAGCGTTCAATACATAATACTGTAGTTCTTCTGCGGCTTCAGCCATACCAGAACCTTCATACATTCCTCTAAATAACATTCGCTCCATTGAAAAGTCAGAACCACCTTGGAATCTCACATCCATTCCGCCTCCGCCTCCATTCCAACCTGAAGCTAAGTCATATAAACCATATACTGAATATACACCTCCACCTCCGTCTGCACTTGGCCCAGGCAACGTAAGTGCTCTGTGGCTTTTAAAGTGTGATGTACTAAATACACTATTTGGAATATGGTATAAATTTTCTTTTACAGAATATTCATATTTTTTATAAAACCATTTTTTGGCTCTTTTAATTATATTAACAATCTCTTTTTGTGGCAAATTAATAGGTACCATACATGCCCCAGTAATATCATCTCCTATTTCTTCTAAAAAAGTATTTAGACAATTTGGATCGAAATTTCTACCAGAAGTTAAATCTTGGTTTGAACCGCTTCTAATTTCACTCATTTTATTCTCTTATTTTTTTACTTACAACAATCTCAGTATCTTCAAATCTGGCATCTTTTGTTTTGAAACCCTCTCTGAATATACCTCCAATCATTTTACCTTTAAACATAGTATCTCTACCTGCAACATAACAGTTTATTAATTCACAACTACCATGTGTATAACTAGATTCTACTTTTGATTCTTTTACCTTAGTGCCTTTGTATAAACTACCATACATGATAGCAGACCCAGTTATTTCACACCCATAAAAACTAGAATTAGTTACATTCCCAGCTATTTCACAATCTATAAATTCAAAATCTTCTAATTGATAAACAGTTGGAAACTTTCCATCTTTTATTTGTGTGGCTCCATAATTAGAATCATAATTAATTAAGCCGGCAGTCATAGATCCATTTACTATAAGATCTACTACTCTATTCTTAAACCTTTCCCATTGCAATTTAATAATGACTGGGTTATCTACTAAATCTACCAATATAGTTATGTCGGGATAATGTTCAGATACCTTAGAGTAGTCCTTTAGTATATCTGAGATAGGTTTATTTTTATTTAAAATTCTCTGTAATTCTATTTTATTCTCATCATTAAACCTGGAGTCATTACACGAATTCCACATTTGCATTAAAAATCTTTCAGTTAAATAAAGAATATCATCTGATTTTTTCTCATAATCAGCTCCACCAATATACCTAAATTCTAAGTAATTCTTTTCTTTTTTGGAAAAATTAATTCCATAATATTTTGTGTCAGCAAATTTAAAATTGTTTGACGCTATATGATTACCATCAAAATGAAATGCTTCAATTTTTGGCATTACCCATTTTACACTCTTTGCATATGTAGAATTTTCACGTTCAGGGAAAAACTTATAGATTTGTTTTTCATCAAATTCTAAAATAAATTTAAGAACATTCATTTTAGAAACAAGATCTTTATCTTCGAGATACTTTTTATCGAAAGATAAATTTATATGAATTGATGCTCTATCATTAGTATATCCATTTTCAGATATCCATTTTAACATCTTAATAACCACTAATCTGGCATTTCTATAAGAGATAGGTCCCGTAACCAACTCTGCTAATCCTTTACCACCAGACATATCTGGCTCAATTTTAAATTCTTCAGCAGATGGTACAAAATCAGAATGGGCTTTATCTTCTAATCTAATCTTTCGATCTAGAAGTTTTTCCAGAGCTTTTCTGGTTACTTCTAGATCGAGGTTAGAATAGAACTCAAACTCAACACCCATGAGTGCTGCGTTTAGGATTGATTCTCTCGGAGAATCTATAGTTAATTTTTGCATACTAAGATTATGATATTACCGTTTGATTATATATCACACTCTCGTTGCAATAGTTATTGCGGCATCTTTAAAAAGACTTTCATCGAATCAACATCGATTCTTGTAATCTGTACCGTGATTGGGTCACCAGCTTTAAATACGCTCATTACTTCTTCACTTAATTCGCTAACATGTAGCAAACCAGTCACTCCATCTTCTATTGTGATAAATAATCCGTAATCCTTTTTAGTTTTAACAGTAGCTTGTACCACAGAAGGAATTTGATATCTAGAAATAATATCTACCCATGGATTAACAACTATATTTGCCTTTTGAGTTAATGTTATTTTAGTATTACTTATAATATCTTTAACCATAAATGAAATTTCATCACCTGGTTTAATTTCTCTGGCTCTAAACTTGGCTAATGTATCTTCATCTAAATCATTATTATGAATCATACCAGTTAAACACTTATTAAATTCTACAAATACTCCGTATTTTGCAGTACCCGTAACATTTCCAGTCACTGTTTCACCTTGTGTTTGTTTTAAGTTTTCAATTTCTCCAGGTATTAAAGCTTGTAAATATTTTCTATGAGAAACTACTAACGTACCTCTATCCGGTGAGAAACTAACAGGAACTACATACATTTCCGTTCCAATAATAGAACTAAAGTCATGTAGTTTATTAATTCCAGCTAAAGATCCTGGCATAAAACATTCTATGCCTTGTACCATTACCATATAACCTCCATTTTCAATCATATTTGTAACTGTACCGACCCACGCTGTGTTTCCTTCTTCAACTGCAGCTCTAAGATCCATAAACACTTTGTGTTTAACACCACCATTAATACTACCAACAATATGTGAGTTTTTACCCAATTGTGTAATTAGTACAGCGGTGTCATCACCTGGTTTTAGCGATTGAATTTCAGCAGGTTCTTTATCATACTTGACGTAGATCAATTCCCTGTAACCAATATCAACGCTAATAAACTCAGAATTAATTGCATAAATTTTACCTTCATGAATTTCACCAGGATTAATTACAGTCAGTAATTGTCCAATACTAGCATCATGTGCAGTAAGCATGTCATACATTTCTTGGGCATAAGATTCCCTAGAGTAGACTTTATCGCCGTCTTTGGTTTTAATGTGTGGATTTGGTTTTCTTGTTCTTGACGGGCAAGTAGACTCATATGCATCCCACATGAATTCCCCGTTCTCATCATAAAATGCTTGATTAGCATCTTCTTCAATTTCTGTGTTTTCGATTTTTACATCTAGTTCTTCAACTACGGTCTCTTTTGGTGTCTTTTCCCCAATTCTGATCCTTTTGTTTTTTTCGTTGTTCATTTATTTTTATATTAAAGGTGTAACATAATATATATCCTATTATTTTTTAGAATACTACAGGAACAATTCCAACCATTGGCACTGGTCCAGCAGGTGTAGGAATTCCACCAAGATATAATAATTTAAATTCTAATAAGTGTAACATATACGCAGCCGCAACAGCTGTTGAAACTGCTAATGCAGGTGGCATTGGAGCAGGAATAACTGAAAATGTTTTCCCGGTATTCCATGCTCTTCTTAAATTCTTAGCCAATCTTTTTTTACCACCATAATAAATTGGAATATAAATTCCAGTAAGTGGAGGAGGAATCAATGCTGGCAAAGCAGATGGAGATGGTGTAAATGGTTTCACTAAACATGCATACCAATATGCAATAGTTATTTCTGCCATTTCTTCATAAGGATCACCACCTGGCCAAGTATAATCTATATTACTATCTTCTTCTGCAGCATCACATTCTTCTGCAGCGGCCTTAGCGTCGATCACTTGTTGTCTTTGAAATTTAAATATAGTTCCACCTGATGTTGGGTTTATATCAATCACATGTTCAGGTGTTCTAGCGTTGCTCATTGCATTTGGAATTTTGCGCCAACCATTTTTTAATTCTTGATCTCTATACTTTGATTTAACCCAATTATTATTTTTTGTAAATTTAGGAGCATTAGTAACAATACCTTCTGCATTTGCACTAAACGATCCGCTTCTTACACCAGGATACCAACTAAATGTCGCAATAACATGTGATGTTAAAATTTTAGGTCTTTTACTATCAGTTTCGTAATCATATGCAACCTGTATTTTATACCTATTTAGTGGACATTCTAATTCTATAGGCAAAACAATTTCATTAGTGGCATCTTTTTGAATTCTCTGTCTTAGTGCGTTTGTGTTAAAAAATGCACTTTCAGATTCTTCACCTGGATGTGCATCATGAATTGCTTCAACACATATGCTACTTACATTATTAGCAAGCTGTGTCCAACTATAACCTGCATCTTCAATATCACTTCTAGTTTCGTTACTAATATTAGGATATGGTAAACCCGACCAGTTTCCTCCAAATCCACTCGAATTACTATAGTTTTCTGAACCAAGACATGCTAACCAAATATAGAATTCCCATTTAGTGTTTACGTTTGTAATACCGCTAAATTGTTGTAATAATCTAGAAGCAAAAAGTTTTTCTAAATCCTCTTGCGATTCATCTCCAGTTAAACATGGAAATTCAAAAAATCTAAACTTTTTTAAATCCATAGCAGAATCATTCTTATACTCGTCTATAAACTTACTAAATTTCTTATCTAATTTCTTTTGTTCCTCAATTGGATCTGGTTCCTCAACTGGATCTGGACAAAAATCAGCATAATCAGGATGTGACTCTTTACCCATTTCAGTTAAATTACCATCTTCATCATATTGATCTTGCAATGGAATATCACCCTCTTTTAATAATCGTTCAAATACTAAGCCATAACCTTGTTTTAAAAGAAATTCAGCAGCAGGATTATTAGTATGCGTTGCACCAAACGGTGTCATTGCTAAACCTTTTACAGCTTCTAAATATCTTTCAGCAACTCTTACACCAAAATCATATCTTCCACTTAGAGGTGCAAGATTAATAGCATTTATCATTGCAGTAGGATCTGTTGTTAATGATACGTTTAGTGGATTTCCAGGTTTAATAGATTTTATTAGATCTAAAGATGGAGGAAAAATAGGAACTTGATTAACACCAACCTTTGGAAGAGCATATGAAACTATAGCACCACCTGGTTTTGTAAATTCTCGCCCAGCAATATCAGCTGCTAAATTTGGTATGAATGTTGGCCACAGTGCAGGCATAACTACTTATTCTTTTGTTGATACTTAATATGAGAACTTGATAATTTACCTACGGTTGCTGGTGTAGGTGGCATGGGAGGACCAGATGGTCCAACTCCAGTTGGGTGAATATGTGCATTATAATCATCTAACCATGTTTGTAACCAATCTTGTAAAGATTGACCTCTCACTGCTGGCTCTGTTTCATCAGCACCTGGTTCACCTTCATTTGAAACGAATATATCACCGCAGTCTAAGAACATCTTCGCATCTGTGCTTATTTTAATGAATCCTTCTTCGTCTATCTGTATCATCGGTCTTTCCTTGGCTCCACTCCCTCGAGTAATAACTAAGCCATCTTCAGGTGAATGATATATTCTAACATTTCTTTCTGCATCATATACTAAACTAATTACGTCATGTGGTGCATCAGATGCTTCCAATATATCTGTCTTTAAATCTGGATTTTGATCAATCTGAAACCAATATTCTGGATGGTATATGTTTCCGTTATCAAATCTAACTGCAACAATATCGCCAACTCTTGGAACAGCATGTGATCCAATTTGATCTCTATTCATAGGAGTTGCCCATGGAATAGCATCATCTGTCAGTTTATCAAATTTACCATAAACTTTTACGCGACATCTACCATTAAGTAAAGGATCTTCGTTTACTACAACTTCTCCTAACCAATGAGTTTCTCTTAGATTATCTTCAACTAATTCTTTATCATTCATGCTTATGAGTGTACGTTCTCGTTAATGTTATCATCTGGACTACTATCAACACCAGGTTCATGAATTCTTCCAGGTGTAATGTTTTGACTTTCTGGTTCTTGTGCAACAGGATCATATACCTTTTGATTAATTGGAAAATCAGGGGAACTATCTATTCCTGGATCATATACACCAACCGGTGTAATATTCCCATTACTTGGAACATTAGTATTATTTGGATTTAATTGTCCAGCTAAATTTAAAATAGCATTTACACTTCCTGCTTCTAGCGCACTATTAATATCACTTAAACTTCCTAAGAAACCTGTACTTCCATGTACGTTATCTAATAACAATCCTTTTACAGCATCCATGCCTCTATTTGCTAAAGAGGCTGCAGCTCCTGTTAAACCTTCTGGATAAACTCTACCTAAAGGATTATTACCAAATCCTGGTAAACCATTTTTTAAATTATTAAATCTATTTACTAAACCACCTGCAAGTCCATTAACTTTATCGCTTATTGCATTTTGTGCAATCGCTAATGGATTAAAAGGCTGATTAGGATATAAACCATCATCTGGTTTTGCATCCGGAAATAATGGACTTTTTTCTTCTTCTGATATGTTTTCTCCAAACTTAGAACCTGACATAAAGCCAGTATTCCAAGTAAATGATACTTTTGGTTTTTTCTTTTCAGGGTTTTTAGATTGATCTGCAAATATGCCAGCAATTGTGTCTATTTGCCATTCACAAAAACCTAATTCAAACATAATATGTGGTTTGGCATCAGCAGTATATTGTTTAACTAATGGAGCATCAAACTTACCAGCATTTCTACCAGCTGCAGTTTCATAACCCTTAGCTCTAGGAATAAGATTAACAGAAGTACCTGCTTCATTACCTGGCATTTCAGCGCCATATAAGTTCAAATCCCTAGCGACCGTACTTTGTTGAAATGTCCTAACTTCTGAAAGTACAGTCCAAACTCTAAAGTGTCTTAAATTTTTAGGTAAGATTTCTACATATCTTCTAAAATCATAACATGCATTCTTATATAGTGTCATCAATGCAACTGCAGTTAACTCTACGTTTTCTTCTAAACATTCTATTTCTATCTTAGGAGTTTCTTGTCCTCTAAATGGCTCATCCATTTTACCATAAGTCTCAACTAACTCTAAACCTGTAACACTTTGCCAAAACCATGGCATTTCTTTATTGATTTTAAAAAGAACCTTTCTAAAATTAGCTAATTTTTTGGCATACGTTGTACCCATATTAGCATCTACCATTTTTTCTAGATACTCTTCTGCTGGACCTGCCAATAAAGGAGAATGTTCCCTATCTACACCATCAAACATAAAGAAAAAACTGAGATAAGTTGGATCTTCACTGATCTTACTTAAAACAGAACCTTTTCTAAACTCGTTAATATGTTTAAAGTCTGACATATATTATTTATCTTTATTTTTTTTGCATATTTTGGACGTTAGGGTCTTGTTTCGATGGATCTAAAAATGCTTTAGCTTCATTTACAACTCCGCCCTCATCTAATATTGTATTTGTTCTAATTCTAGGGTCACCTCTATATACTTCAGCACCACTTGCATCAAATACAACTATTCTCAACATATTACCAGTTATTAATATTTCATATACATGTGGCGTTGACTCTGGTGTAGGTTCCGGTGTAGGCTCTGGTGTAGGCTCTGGTGTAGGCTCTGGTGTTGGTTCTGGGGTTGGTTCTGGTGTTGGTTCTGGAGTTGGTTCAGGTGCTGGTTCCGGGCTATTTTCAGCCACATTATCTGCTTTTTCTTCATCAGTAGCATCTTCAAGTCCAGGTGGATTAATTAGATTTTCTGTTCTTGTTGGCCATTCTCTTCTAAGAAGTATCATTGTTTGTTTTGTGACATCTTCTTCTACTTCATATATAATACTTTCAATTATATAATAACCTGACAAAAATGAATCTAAAGATTGACTTGGACTATTTTTACCAACATCTGCTAAATCTTCACTAGCTTCTTCCAATCCAAAAGGCTCATCTTTATCCATGCCTAATTCTTTTTTATCACCTTTAATTCTTTCGTTTTGTTGTATGGCTTTAGGGTTAGTAATATACATTAAAACAGGAATCTTTTGATATTTATATAAAGATGGATTAAATGAATTTAAAGTAACTTCTAATTTCATTTTTTGTGTTTCAGCCTCATTTTGTGCATTGTGCAATTGTGAAAATGCAGCATTGGGGTGTACGTTACCCAATCCATCATCACCGGCCTCTTGTCTTCCAATATACTTATATTTGATTTGATCAATATGTCTTTTATCATTTCTATTACCCTTTAGTGGCTCTTCTAATTCTTTTAAATCATTTCCACCTAAAGACTCTATTCTAAATTCTTGTTTTCTCTCACCAGCATCACCGTTGTTATTATAAATAGTTACTTCTCTGGCATATCCGTTTTTTGCACTAACATTTGCAGAATTATTTAATATATTAGATTTCTCTATAAATGAACTATTTCCCATAAAAGCAACATGATTTGTCAATAGTAATGGTACCTCAATGTCGTTTCCTGTTTTAGCATTTTTTTCAGCATCAGTTGTAGCCACCATTGATTCAGCAGCTGAAGCCAATGATTCAGCAAATTCTTCTATCGGTGGATTAGGTGAATTAAACAATGCATTTACATCTACGTAATTCATATAGTAGTATGGATCGATCCAAAACTTTTGAAAAGATTCTTCACCTATATAACTTTCTTTGATTATCTTTTTTATAAAACTAAGATATGGTTCAAACGCCATAATTCTAGACTGTGCATCGTCAGCCGCATCAATATTAGTTGCTAAACCCAATTCTAAGTCTCGGGCTACTTCTTCCATATGAGTTAAAGAATCTGCACTTTCAAAATTTCTACAATCTTCGGCCTGCATTCTAGGAATTTTACAAACTCCAAATATTTCAAATACAGCAGTTCCAACATTTCCATCTTTTGGGGATTCACAGCTTATAATATCAAAATCCATATGAATAGATTTAAATGTTTCTTGATTTTTAGAATTTATAAGTATTGTGAAGAAATCACCATCTCTTGGATAACTACCAACTGCAAATTTTCCAGCTTCGTCGCTCAATTCAATTTCACATTCTGGTAAATCACCCATTAAATTTAACTCAAAACGTATAACGTCAGTCGGTGCAAATTGATAACCATTAATAAGTATAAATGGTTTAAGAGTTGCAACCATAGTAGATTGCTTGTACTCTGCCTCGTCTTTCTTTTCTTCAGCAAGTGCATCCATCTTGATCTCAGTTGGCCTAATCGCTGGTTCTACAACTGCTAATATATTGTTAGATAATTCCATATAGTATGTTATTTAGAGCAAGGTGCGTCTGGGTTATTTGTTGGATTGTTGTCAGCATTTCCAGGTGCAGTTCCATCGGGTTCATCTCCACCTACATTATCAGCAGTGTCTGTTCTTCCACTTCCGCCTCCGTTTCCACTACCTGTTCCATTAGCTGTTCCACTACCCGTTCCACTACCACGTTCAGTTTGAACTACTCCACTATTTTCAGATAAAAGATCTTCATATAATTTTCCACTTCCGCCTCCGTTTCCACTTCCGCTTCCGTTTCCACTACTGTTTGTTAATTGTGAATTGTCATTTGCATCTATTATAAGCTCAGCTACAGTTGCTTCTTCATCTGAAGAATTATCAAATTTATCTTGATTTCTAATATCAGATAATATAGAATCAACTACGGCATCCGTTTGTGGTCCCATACCAAATCTAATGTTAGAACCATCAAACTCGTAATTTTTTCTACCAACTGGAATAACATTAGGTGGCAATAAGTTTTCTTTGTTATATTTCTTTTTAAGTGCCTTTAATCTTCTTTGATCAGTTTTACTTAATCGTTTAGTTTTTATAAACTGATTCTTAATAGGATTATCCTCATACATTTGTGGAGATTCTAATCTAAAATAAGGAATAGTGTCCATAGGAATCCAAAGTTCTTCACCTACGTTAATAGAAAAAGGATCAGAAATACCATTGAATTTTAATATAATGTCTAATCCTGAAGTAGTACCATAGTGTTCAGTAGCAATTCTATCAGGTCTTACTAAATCATCATCTTTAACGATATGTTTAGCAACCATTACATAATCTTCGGGATTTAAACTTCCGAACAACATAGTAGGTTGAGCTAAAAATAATTTACCGTCTCCTATTTTTTTATTTACAAATATTTTAAATTCCATCCTATTAGTTTATTTTAACCAGCAGACATATCAGATAATCTACTCATATATGGTTTATTAGCAAGATTTCCTTTTCCAGATTTATCTCCATATGCATCCACATTTAACATTGCATCTATGTCTATTCCTTCACCTTCACCCCATTCTGGTTGTAAATACATTCTACCTCGACCAGCATTAAACATAGATTCAATATCTGTTTTATCTCTTGGTCTTCCAGGTTTTAAAGTAGTTTCAACTTTCAGTTTAGTAGGAAATCCTTCAAAACCGAGTGGTCCTTCAAATGAAAAATTAGTATCTTCTAAACATAAGTTTCCGCATACCATTATAGGATTCATTGGATTACCTATAGTCACATGCCAGTTTCCAGTAGGATCACCTGTTAAAAAAGCTTTAATTACATCACCACCACTAGGTCCTCCCATCATTTTCATTAAACCTCCACCTACGATATTTTCAAGAATAGAAGAATCACCTAGAATTTTATTAATACCTTCACCGTTTTTAATATTACTTGCAGTTTTCTTAAGTTGATCCATAAAATTACCACCCATACCTGCAAGAGTGTCAGCAATAGAACCTAAATAACCAGCATAATCACCTTTCTCTAATAAAGCCGTATCACCGAATGGCTTTCCAGTTGCACCAGATCCAGAAAATCTAGTAGCTCCTCCCCAAAATGGTGCGTTACTATATGTAAGTGCCAATACGTTGGCTAGTGTATCCATAAATGCAACCTTTGGACTAGTACCTGGATATGCCTTTAAGTCATAATGAAATGATAATTTAAATTCTTGTTCAAATTTAAGTCCTTTTTCTCTAGCTAGAACTTTATCTATAATATTAAGAGGTCCAAATACTTTATTTGGGTAAGTTTCTTTAGTGTGATCTACGTTACCTGCATTTCTAAGTTTTTTAGCTTGAACCGATGTAAAACCATTTAATCCTGATTCAATCGCAGCTCCATATTTACTATTATCAATTGCGGCTCCAGCTGCACCTCTATCAGATTGTCTTGATTGTGCATCTTGTATTTCTGATTTAGCTTCTTTCCATTGATATCCTGTTGTGAATTTTAATATTTCTTTTAAATCATTACCTAAACCTGGAGATAACCACGTCACTGCTCTTGCCAAATCAGGTGCAGAAGAATCTACCTTTTTACCTTTGGTTCCTGCAGTTTTAGGACTTAATAAGTCATCACCTACAGGATATGCGAATCTTCTAAGTGTAACTAAATAATCATTAGATATTTGACCATAGTGTTCCATTTGAATAAAATCACTATAACTATAAGAGAAGCATGCACCTCCAACAGACTGTGAATACTCTACAATATTTCTTGCTGTTGGATTTTTTTGTAAGTTTTGTGCTAATGCAGCAGTTACTGGTTTATTATATGTTTTACCATTGTATTCTGTACCAGAGTCTTCTGAAACTGTACCTACCCTGTTTTGATATCTATGTAATGTCCAATTATTAAATAAACTTCGAGGAGCTTTTCCAAAAGTAACTGTTTCACCTTTGTCTTCATATGTGTCTCCTTTTTCACCGCTCACTACGGATTTTATAGGATATGCTCTGGAATCTACACCTTTTTCAGGATACATTGAACTTCCGCTTTGTGCTTCTCCAAAAACACTTTCTTGACTTAAAGTTGTTTTTCCAGTTCCTTTCTGGTCTGCTGCCGATGGTTTAGGAGAATCAAGAGCACCGGATTTTGGTGTTCTAGTTATAACTTCTCTTCCATTTACAGTATCATCATAAAAATATTCAGATACTTCTAAACCTGTGGTTTTATCAACAACGTTTAAAACCTTCTTAAAAATAAAATTTGCATCATTACCAATTCCAGACATAAATATGAATTTCTTTTTTTATATATATCTACGTATTATAGTAGGATAATATATTTATACCCATTCAACGTTGTCCATCTCATCGGTATCAGGTCTATATAGTAGATTATCAGACCATTTGTCATCTTTAGGATATTTATCTCCTAAAAATTTTTGTAAAGATTTTACGTATTCACCCTTTGTGTGCCAATAAAATTCACCGTTTCTATATGAAGATCTATTTACTAGCTCATATAACTCTTTCAGTTTCATCTCAACATGGAAGGTTTGTATTCTATTAAAAAGATTTTCTTGTTCAACCCGAGTTCTCGTACAGAACACAGAGTCTACTACAATCATATATTGTTTCCATTTGGCACCATTGAATATATTGTTCTCAATATCTGCAACTGTAGAATATAAACCTCTTTTTAAATTTATTTTAGTGTCCTTTCCCTCAAAGTTTTTAATAAATCGTCCACCAAAAAGATTCTTTTTTAAGAAATATACTGGATCATAGAACTTTTTAATTCTAAGTTGATATTGAGGATTTACGTCATCAAACTTAACATCATAAATTGTAGCCCTAACAGGAATTAATAAGTTAGGTTGCTGTGTAGTAGAAATAAGGGCATGAATCTGATCACCCTTAGAAAAGAGTTTGTGTTTAATCATTGTTATCTATGAATCGAACATTGTCAAATTTACTTAAGACGCCTGTTTTTGGAAAGTCGCATCTATTAACCACAAGTAAATCTAATTCACAATCTTCTTCAACCATAGAGTTAATAAAGTCTCTGAAACCATTAACGGTATCTGCACTTAAGGATTTAAACATGTAAAGAATTTTAACATCATCGCGTTCTTCTTTTTCATCTAAATCCCATAAAACCTTTTGAATACTTTTTCTAATGTATATAGAAATAATAATATTAGAAGGCTCGGCATTATTAGGATCACTTTTAATCAAACGATTAAATATATCATAATAAGACACTGACAAATCATAGTCACCTTTTTTAGACAACTTATCAAACTCTGTCCTTGTTTTACACCAAACTCCTTCTATTTTTACATTCATTATTTTAACATGGATCCAAGTCTTTTGATTTCTTTCTCTAAGATTTGGATTTTATTTTTAATTTCGTTGTCAGACGTACTTATGTGTTGTGCACCCCATCCGACATATATCTGAAGAAGATCATTGTCTAATTCAGTTCCTACGTCCATTCCTAAATCAAATATTAAATCTTTTAAAAACTTAACTTGATTTGATCTTTTCATTGGCCCTTCAAATTCATAAACTTGACGAGCCTCAAAGTCTTCTCCACCTCCATTGATGTTATCATCTACTAGTGTTTTTATTACACCATTATCTGCGGGCTCAATACCAATACTTAACATATATTATTGTTTTCTAGATGCTAAAGAATCTTTAGCTTTTTTTCTTAATTCTTTTGCTTCTTTTTTATCATCTTTCCAAGTAGATTTATCTTTTGCAAAGTGAATAGCTGCAGCCTCTTCTAATAATTCAATTTCTTTAGAGTTATATCCAATTTCATACCATGTTTCTTTCATGCTTTCTAATTTAATCATGAAGTCAGCTTCTAGTTGTTTATCTATAGCTTCCCTTCTTATAGATTGAATCTTTTCTCCAGTTTTCATATTTTCAGCTCTGAAGTTTGCACGAATAGGATCTAAGAAATTCTTTTTACTAAGATATTTTAATACACCTTGTTGTTTTAATCTGTATCTACGCTCTCTACGATTAGGAATCGCTTGCGTCTCTGTCTTTTGTGCTTGTGTTGTTTGTTCTTCCATTATAATAATTATTAATAAATGATTCGATTTGTTCTTTTAACTGCTCTCTTAGGTTATCTATCTGATCTTCTACGAGCGCTCCAATTTGGCCATTCAAGTCTTTTTTAGTGATGTCCATCTGATCTTTAAGCAATGCATATATTTCTTTAGAAGGAATATTAATTTTAACAGGCATAGAAGCTTTGTTTTTTGCACTCATTTTTTTGAGCATCTCTTGCATTACATTAACCTCAGCTGCTGGTTCTGCATCTCTTTTTGGTCTTACTGGTCTTGCAGCTTCAGGTTCTGCATCTCTTTTTGGTCTTACTGGTCTTGCAGATTCTGTGTTTTCAGATACAATTCCACCAAAATCTTTTGCTATTTGATGTGCTTGATCTATATCAGAAGCCGGGAGTAGAAATTCTGTAACAACATTTATGTTACATCTAGTACCATCTGTAAATTCTAACCACTGTTTATCTGTTTGAATTTCAGATATCTCTACAACTTCACCTGATCTTTCTGATTTAACCCAAACATAAAATTGATTCGTCTCTTTTTTACTCATGATTTTATTTATTAATATCTGTATCCATTTCATTTTTTACAAATATTTGTTTGTATTCATTATATGCGAAATCTGTAAAAGGTTTAATAAATATATGTGATTCGTTTGATCCAATAGTGGCATCAGACTTTTGAAATCGTCTCAGCCAATGTTTACCAAATTCTATTTCACCTAATTTTTCTAGTTGTTCTTGTAGGCTTTCTACTTCAGGAAGCCATAATTTGTTAAATCCCATTTATTTTATTTTAGTTACCTCTTCTAGTATTAGATCCACTTTTTCTAGTTGTCGTAGTTGGTCTAGAATTATTCGTGGGTCTTGTGTTATTGTTATATGTAGGTCTTGTGTTATTGTTTCTAATTACTGGCCTTGTATTATTCCTAGGTCTTGTATTATTGTTTCTAATAACTGGTACTCTCGGCTTCTCTCTAATAACCCTAGGTTTTGTATTGTTATTAACTGGTGTGTTTTGATTTAGATATACTCTAGGTTTTGTATTAGTCCTAGTATTAGTGTTAGTATTGACTCTGGTATTAGTTCTAACTCTTCTATTATTAACTACTTCATTACTAATTGAACCTCTTCGACCATTAACACGTACCGTATTTGATCTATTTCTATAGTATGGCACGTTAGTACCTCTATATCTACTATAGAACCCATTGTTCCAGCCCCAGTTATTATAGTAACCATTTCCATAATAAACATTGCCCATCCAGTTGTTATATCCCCAACCGTGATTATTCCAACCATAGTAGACTCCATAGCCCCATCTATCATATCCAAATGGTGACCATCTATGAGGAGAGCCCCAAGAATTCCAGCCTGTATAACCCCAAGCCCAATCATTCCACATCTGATCTCTATTCCAACTCCAATAATAGTTATTCCATCTAGAATCATATCGCCTTCCTAGTAATCTATTATTCCAATCAAACGATCTCGGTTGACTCAAAGCATATCGTGCAAAGTCCAATCTAAAACCTATATCTGTTCTTAATTTATTTCTAAACTGAAATTCACTTAATGTGTCTATCTTAACATCATCTGAAACCACTATATAATTTTCGTCTTCATATATTGGATCATGGTTAAGCGTAGACAATTGCCAACTGGCTCCGCATGATGATAACATAATTAACGAGATAATTGCAAGTAGTTTTTTCATAATAATAGATTTTATTTTATAGTCTTAACCCTCTCTGTGAAACTTGGAGGGAAGAATCCTGGTTTATATATCAAACTTCTGAAGCATGCATCTAAAACATAAGTCACTGCCCAATCATTTTCATTTCTTACAGATCTTCCAACACCTTGCATAATGCTAATTCCAGTTTTCCAATCGTACCACTCATTTGACGTTTGCATTTTAGCTTTAATTAAAGGATCACCTAATGATGGGTATGGAACTTTAAAGAATATTTGAAATCTACTTATATCATCCTTTAAATCTAAACCTTCTAATAACGAAGGTCCCATCAATACAGCACCTTCTTTCTTTTTAAACAAATCTAACATTACCGATTTCTCTTTGGAGTTTTCATAATCCATAAGTCTAAATGTATGTTTAGAATTTTGTTTTATAAAATTAGTAAATGCATAAGATCCAGTATGTATAACACCACGCTGACCTTTATGTTTAGATATAATCTGATCTAAGATTTCTACAACTTTAGGTAAACTTTTTTCTCTTTCTCTAAACGAAAGCTTATGTCTATTAACAAATACAATAGGAGATTTATCATAATTAAACACATTGTCCATTCTGATAAACTTAGCGTTCTTAATTCCCATTATCTTAACAAATGCCTTAGGATCTCCAATAGTTGCACTCATAAAAACTTTAAAGTCAGCCTTCTCATGTAGATATTTATTAATCATTAAACTTTCTTCTACACACATGAATTTTGCTTCATGTTCGTTTTGATCTAAAACCATTTTATCAATTCCAACTTCTTTGATCAAACTTAAATAATCTTCAACTTTACAATGAACGTCCTTAAGTCTATCAAAATGTCCAAATGAAGTTTGCCAATCTTTTGGTACTCCAGTATTTCCGTATCTTCTTTTAGCTAATTTATTAGCAATCTTTCTGACTTTACCAAAACCGTGCAATATTCTTTCAAATTCACTCATAGCCGAAAACACATCATGTTTGTCACCTGACATCATTTCATTTACAAGATGTTGTATTTTATTTTTTGTATATGTGGCTTCTTGAAATCCTTGCTTACTTGCAAATCTATTTAAAGTTACCATTTTGTCTACAATAGTTTGATCTATTCTAGGGCTAAAATGACTTTGAACTATATCGTCAACTCTATGTGCTTCGTCAAAGAAAACAAAATCACGTTGTTCAAATGGCACTGTTCTTTCTTCTTGTTCCATTTTGGCCTCAACATAATTTCTTTGAATTAACCAAAAAGAATAATTTAATAAAGAGATAGGTTGATCTATCGCTCTTCGTCTATTTTGAAGATATTCACATGATCCATAACATGATAAAGATTCTGCTTGTTCATATCCCATTCCTTTTAGTTTACAATCTCCGAGGGAAAATGGCAGACCATTAACAGAACATTCATAATTATCAACTCCCTTAATTGATGGCCATCGTAATCCATATTTATAAAAGTCAGACTCATATTGATCCTGGAGACTCAGGTCACTAGTTACCATATAGCCTCTATTACCAAGTTCTTTTAATACATGTGCTGACCACATAGCTATAAGTGATTTACCAGCACCAGTGGGTGCATCAATGACTAATGTTGATTTTGGATCCTCTAAATATGTTTCACATATCTTAGTAACAATTTCTCTTTGTCCTTTTCTAAATGTAAAAGATTCTCCAAATACATTTTCGTCTAATGTTTTTTGAATAATTTGATCTATAGATCGTTCCAACATATAACTTCATTTACTTCGATACCAGCTTTCTTTAATAATTCTACTCCGCCCATATCTCTATAGTCTTCTGAATAAAATACTCGCTTAATACCTGATTGAATAATTAATTTTGCGCAGTCAAAGCATGGACATGTGGTCACGTACATATCTGCACCCTCAGAAGAAAGTGTAGATTTACTGATTTTTGCCAACGCATTTGATTCTGCATGCAATACTTCTCGTTTAGTTACCTCTTTAGAACAACAAACACCTTCACATTCATATCCCTTCTCTATTAGAATTTGCATATGATCAGGATTGTCTACATATCTGATTTGTTCCTCTTCACAGTCATTATCAAAGTCATATGGCGTACCATTGTAACCCGTTGATATAATCTGAGTATCTTTTACAATAATACATCCAACGCGTCTACGTTTAGCGTAAGATAATTTGGCTATTTGGTAAGCCATTTGCATGTATATTAATTCTACTGGAATTCTAGGCATATTGTCTCTTAAATAAAAAGGGTCCATGTATTATACATGAACCCTTTAAAAAGTTTAATCCGATGATACTTGGATTATTTTGCTTCGTACATTTCTTTAAGCTCATCAATCTTTTTATTATAAGCTTCTTTAATACCGTTTAGACATGCTTCGTACATTTCTTTAGTAAGTCCTTCTCCATGTATCTCAGCGTTCGCATCTTCTGCTGATTGAGCAACTAATGTTGCAGCTAATACTGCGTTTTCTTTAAGGTATGATTCTACAGTGTGGTCAGGATAGTCATCTTTGTCATATTCACATGCTTCTTTGACGGCAGATTCATATGCCTCTGTCATCATTTCTGAAACCGCTTTTGCAACCTCTTCAGTTTCTTCAACTTCTTCAGTTTCTTCAACTTCTTCAGTTTCTTCAACTTCTTCAGTTTCCGCTTCTTTTTCGTCTTCGTCGTCTTCTTCTACTTCGATTTCATACTCTCCGTCTACTTTGATTTCGATTTCGTCTTCAGCCAATTTGTCAGTATTTGCTAGATTTTTATTAGCAGCATACTCTTCGAATGATAATATTTTTTTGTCCATGTTGTGTTGTTGATTTTTATTATATATCTTAATATATTATAACGTTTCTATTTTGTTGTTTTTCATCCATGCATCTAGTTCTCTTTCTGCTCTGTCGAAAAGTTTATTTCTGTTAATATTTAATCCAAATGAATTAAAATAATTTTTCATTAGATAGTACGCAGGTTCTACTGATTCTTCATTAGCAACCATATCGCTAACATGTTTCGAAACTTCATATGCATAATAGGCTGATTTTTCTGCCATAGGGTTTGTCATAGCATTATAGAATTCTCCACCATAAAATTTACCTACTATATCTCCAAACTTTTGCTTCATTTCTATCCATGAAATTCCTTCTAATCCAATCCATAATTTAGCTTGAACCGCCTTAGTATCTTTTCTAATAAAACCTTCCTTTGCCATATCCTTAGATATCTCTATGATCTTCTTGGGAATCGGTAGTTTACCGTTATCTTTTTCCCAGTCCTTGATCTCTTTATCATTTACAAATGATTCAAATAATTTAATGTATTTCATATTATTATGCCTTTGATCTTTTTTTAATCGTCTTTAGCTTTGCTTTCAAAGCTAATTGGTTTTTTTGAACAGCTATTTTCATGCCATCAACAGAAGTTTGTTGCATTTGTGATTTTAACAATGCCGTTTCTATTTTATCAGCTGGTTCTTTTGATTTATCTTTAGACATCTTATTTATTTTCTCAATAAAATCTTTGTTTTTCTTAGATAAACTCTTTTGTTTTTTAGAAAGATCTTTTATTTTTTCTTTATCTGTTTTTGGTTTACTTTTCTTTTTCTCTAGAATAAATTGATCTAAAGATAAAACACTAACCATTTCTTCAACTTTACTCATCTTTTTAGATAGTTCCATTGCCCAATCAACTCCTTCATCTCCACCCCATATTAACCAAGAAACATAACCTTTATCTTTCCATGGAGTTTCTTTTAATTCAGGTTTAATAGATGAATTTTTTCTATGTCTATTAAATGAAGCCATACGTTTTACTGTATCTCCAGATATGTTTTCACCTTTAGCTAATTGATGTGCTCTTGCCCAACCAACTGCAGTTCCAGCGTCCACTTCTTCGCGACCATACTTTTCTTTCCAATCGATTGCCATTTGAGCATTTTTCTTTGCCGCTTCTGGATAATCGCTGTAAGTATCGTCATCTCTGACTTCAGATTCTAAAAACAATTTAATATACTTCATGTATTATATATTTTGTTTTCTGTGTGATTGATCAAAGTAATTCTGTTCCTTTAACCCGTCATCATGACCTTCATCTCTAACTTCTTTAGCGACATCTTTATCAGCATCTCCCCAAGTTCCTTTACCTTTTGTTAAAAATGCATTTACTCGAGCATATCCCCATTGTTGTTCAGTTGCACCAGGTCTATGACCAGTTTTCCATGCTGCCATTCCTCTTCTCATAATAATTCTAATGATACCAATTGGCACACCAGTTTCTTCTGATTTTGTCTTAAGTGCTTTTTCAATTTTAGGATCACTGATTGGACCTCTATCGCCTTCAGCCTTTTCTAGAATAACACATTCTGCCAATTCTTCCTGAGCAAATGTATTATATTCTTTTGACCATGCCTTCCATTTAGATGGTCTAGCATAATCAGATAAAATCATATCAATAGCATCTGGTTGAGAAATCTGAGAATTAATATCGTTCCATACTTTATCTGCTAACCATCTACCAGCTTTTGCGTTTAGATAATATAGCGCTCCAGCATCTGAGAACTTCCAACCCCTTGTCAATATTCCCCATACATCGTTCCATATTTCTTCAATTTCATAAGTGTCCATATGAACATCTAGAGTTCCCCAAAAACCATACATTTGATTAATATCATCAGCGTCATATTGTTTTTTCATACCGAATTTAAAATTAGGCACTTTACTTTCTGTAATTAAATCTTCGTTTAACTTTACTAATAAAGAATTAAAAAATCTGGGTGATAAAGATTCTACGAATCCTCTTTCTTCAGCATCATTCTCTATCCACTCTCTGTCTTTAGAAGAAAGTTTTTTATAATCTTTATCAAATCTGTGATGTGCTATTAAATCATAAATATCTTCTAAGTTATAATTACCTTCATTAGCCATTTTCATATCGATCCAAACTCTAATAATATCTGCATAATCTTTAGCAGTTAATTTTGTTTTATTACCCCAAGTTGTTCTATCATTAAGATCAAACATCTGTTTAGCAAACTTATCAATATTACCAGATTTAAAATATATTGTAGCTCTTTGTCTTCCATTATCTAATAATTCCCAAGTTTCTTCTCTATCATCATGTGGATCTAATCTCCAACCAGCTGAATGATTTACCCTAATATCACACAAACTTGAATTACTATCAACTTGTACAGTCCAATGACCAGAAGATTGATATGTTTTTCCTTTAGCATATTTAATCTTTTCTTCATTAACTACTGATTCTTCAAGAGTTGAAACAAAGTCAAATAATATTTTACCTTCTTCTCTACCTCTTAAATCAATTAAAAGTTCTTCAGAAGCTGGACCCATGTTTTCCCAACGTTTATCAGTTTTTTGAATTCTTCCTAATTTAGGTTCTTCTTGAAAAACATAAATCATTTGTAATTTATCTCCTAATCTAACGCCGACGGCATCACCTTCTCTTTTTGAAAAGTAAATATCACCATCATTACCTGGTTTAGAAAAATCAGTTGATGTGTGTTTAGCTCTTTCGTTAACTACTGATTCATATACTGAATATCCATTGGATCTAGCAAAAACACTAGACTCATCGTTCCATTGTTCTTTAGTACTACTTATTGAAACTTGCATATAATTCTTTGCACCTAAATCTGGCTGTATAAGAAAAACTAAATCATCACTACCAACATAAAGATCCCAATTTCTACCTGATTTTTGAGTTAGTAATAATTGAAAATTAGAATCTAATTCATTTTTAAGTTGTCTTGTATTTGGAAAGCTTCCACGACCTGTAGAAAAACCATCTCTGTATTCTAGTTCATCTCCAAAAGAAAGTTGATCTACAAATTTTTGTAATCTTTCTTCTTCATCTTTCTCAAAATAAAACTCATTAACTTGAGATTCAGTAAGACCTAATGATTTATTAACTAGATCTACAATCACACTAGAGTAATCGTCCTTCAAAGCCCATTTAATTGTTTGACCCTGACTTCTTGCTTTTTTGTTTATCCATTTAAGATGCGTTGCATCAGTAAGAAACTCGGAAGCTTCTTTTGCAATTCTCTTTGGATCCTTTTTCCATTCTTCAATAGTAGTGCCAAAGTTATTACCGTATGTAGAACCATTAGTTCTTTTAAGGTTATTGATTCCACCAATCTTAATGTATATGTCATTATTAATAGGCATTGCTTCAAAGAAAACTACGTCTCTTTCACTTGCATCATTTTCTCCAGATACTTGATCAATAGCATAAGTACTATGAACTCTCCATGTAGGTTCGCCCTTTACGTTGTACGGTGCTGAGTGTGTATCTCCACCGAATTCAGAAGCTTTTAACTTATATGCTTTAGCTTCAGTAACTACTGATTCTAATATCTTTGAATTTTTATCTATTGAAAAGATAGTTTCCTCTTTTCTTATAATAGAAATTCCCTTAAATGTTGGTTTGTTAAAATATTTGTTGTTTCCGTTCTCGTATCTTTTTAATGAAGGGTGATCTGCAAACACACCGCCCGGAATGTTGTATATAATAGTTCCCTTTGGTAACACTATATTTGTATAATTACCAATTTGAACACCTTCAATATCTTTTTTTAATTTATATTTTCTATTATCTAAAGTATATGTACCTCCACTCATAGTACCTGAGTTTGGTCTAAATGTTGCTTCATCCACTGACTCATCTTTTTTATCACCATATAATTCATGATATTTCTTTACATGCTTAGATGTTTTAACTTCACCTTTTTCTCTAGCTTCTTTATCACCTGGCATTTCTTTATATGCACTAGAATCATCGTCATCCATGTCTGATTGTTTTTTTATCTGATCTTTTTTATCTTCAATCTCATCGTCATCTAATCCTCTGTGATATGGTTTTGGACCAGGTTTTGCTTCTGACAAATAGTATGCAGTATACTCTTCTCTTGTCATGTTTAGTTTTGCGGCTTGCATTCCTAGGAAATCGTTAAAATTGCTCATGTTGTTTTTATTATTTTGGTAATCTAACCATAGTATCTTTAGTTTGGCTTTTATCTGTATTCTTGACAAAATCAAAGTTTTTATAAAACTTATTTAATCTAGAAATAGAAGTTGCACCAAAATCTTTAGAAGGTGTTAGATATATTTTTAAATTTTGTGTGTCGGCATAGTCAGTAATTCTTGACATAACCTTAGAACCGATTCCTTTATTTCGGTCCTCTTTTTGTATTTTTATTTTACTAAGTTGTAAGTATTTACCGTTATCATATAAATCTAATTCTATATTGAATTGATCTTCTAATTCCTGTAAGATAAATTGTTCTCCTAAAATAGGTGTATTATCATGATTACATTTATGACAAATAAACACATCGTGTCCACCGTCTTCTATTTCCCAAGACCAACCACAGTTATCACAAGATACCTTGTTTGCTGTAAACTCTTCGAATAGTTTTATGTATTTCATATTAAAATTTAGGTATACCTCCTATTTTTGCTGCTCTTCGTCTCCAAAGATCTAATACTTGTTCTCTTTCTTCGTCGTTAATAACACCCTGTTCCTGTTGCGTATCTAAATATCTACGAACAGTATCACTCATGTTTTCTTTTCTCTTCTTAGCCTCATATCTTAATCCTTGTAAATTAGCATCTACCTCTTTAGGTAACATTAGATATTGAGATTTTGGTAAAAGTCCCATTTTTATATAGGCTCTTAGTTCACTATCGTCTTCATTAGGTTTGCCGTTTCTGTAATTTCCAGTGTCAATCCCATCTTGTGTAATATGTTCCATTTCATGGCGAACAACATCCGCTAAATGAAAATATACTGTTGACCATTCTCCTGGAATCCACTCAGGATTTAAAGCAAAGTCTATAATAATATAAGGTGTTTGAAAGTCACCGTGATCATCATCGTCTCTGCCATCGGCACCTGTTGAATCTAATACTTGAAATCCTTCATATTTTTTATCAATATCAATAGTAGCTTCAATATCAAACTCTAAACCTCTCTCTTCAATTTGGTCTCCATAATTTATTGTAGCGTTCCCGCCTTTATATGATTTAACCCATTTATTGAATATAGCTTTAGTTAATTTAGAAGCTAATCCGTCATATGCAGATCTTCCTTCACCAATAAAACTTTCATATGTTCTAATATGTTTCATGTATTATATATCATTTAAATTTAACTGCACTTTAAAGCAAAAAAAATGAGGTTCGTTAGAACCTCATTTTCATGGTTAGTTGAGACTTTGTTAACCGTTTACTTGACCGGTTTTGCCTACTTGTGTACCTTCATCGCTATCAACGAAAATTTGATCTAGAACTTCTATATACCCATTTGCATCGGCTACTGTTCTTACTAATTTATCCATTTCTTCAATGACTTGTGGGTGTTCACCAATTCCCACTGCATTTTTAGAATACACTTCTAATGTTGCAATTGCCTCTAATCTCATAGCGACATACTTAGCTCTAAGAGCGTCTACTTTTAAACTCATAATTTGTTGTTATTTAATTCTTTTAATTGATCAATGATTGTCTGTAATGCACTAAATACGATTGATGCTATCATAAACATCCAAAATCTAGTAGATTCTTGGCCCGCAATTAATGATACAATGGCAAATACCAAGAATAATGTTCCTTGTACACCAACTGCTCTGTTAGACAATTTTCTCAATACATTTTTAATTTTTTTCATATACTAATTTTTATAATGGTTATACTAACTCTAATTGATATTGTTTCAAATATTTTTGTAGAGCCAATTCTTTTGCTTTTACTTCTAACTCAATATCCAGATACAGGCCATATGTTTCTATATACTCATAAATATAATCTGCATGCGCACGCTTATTCGTTTGAGTCTCGTCTTCATGTAATTGTTGACATGAAGAATAATGCACTAATTGTTTGATACCTTTTGGCCATGATTTAGCTGCAAGTTTAAGTGCTTCTTCTTGCGATAATACACCTGGATGGCACCAATGGTGATGATAATCAAACGTGATAGGAACACCAACTTTACTGAATACGCCTTCGTATAGATCTTCAGTCGTGTACTGACTTTCTTTGTCATCGTTTTCTACAACTAATCGAGTACGTACAGAATCGTCAAGTAATTTGAAATTATCCACAAATCTTTGCATTGCTTCTTCTTTACCACCTTGTGTGGTATTGACATGTATATTGATTGGTGCAGAGTGATCTCTTGGTAAACCAAGTAAATCCATAATTTCACCATGTTTGTTGAGATCAATAATACATTTGTCAACTACTCGTTGTGTAAGCGATGCCAATACATCGAATGGGCCAGGGTGGAATGTCAAACGTTGGCCATTATCCATTGCAATTTTACCAGCACCTTTAAGAACATTCACAATTTTATTGTAATCTGGTAAATCAGACAATTCATACTCGCTCATCCATGGAAACATGTCAGAACTAATACGAAAGAGTTTGATGCCATTACGATTATTCCAATTAATTACTTTAACTAAATCTTTTACATTTAATAATGCAAGCTCTGATGCATACTCAATACCTTTAGCTGCAAACGTACGTTTAATCATGCTACGATTAGTAGTAACTTTTTCAGATTTCTGTAAAGTAGTATTGATACAACAATATCCGTAATTATTTGTTTTTTCCATTTATATAGTTTATTATAAAGTTAATAGTAAGTAGTACCAAATATGCTGGCCAAAAGAGACCCACTAAAATTCTTTCTAGCATATTAAATCTTAAATCCTCTCTGTCTATTGTAGAAATTAAGAAATCATATAGTGCATTTACAATGACACCATATAAAAGATAATATGAAAGTGTGTTAATAGTCACTTAAGTTATATGTGGTTTTTATGAATTGTTTAATTGTTCCCAGTTTAAATACCTTTCCCAATTATGTTCTTTAATTAATTTTGTCCAAAGCTTGATGTATTTTCTTTCTTTGGGTTTTAGAATATGTCGAGGTTGTTCGTTAACAAACATTTGCATTTTTTCTGGATCAAACTTTTTACCTAACGCAATACTTTTACATTTAAAATATAAATCTCTAGTGCTGCCATCAAATATTTCCATTATATCTGACACTTCTTCTTTTGTCATGTCAAATTCCTTAGCTAAATCTTCAGCTAATTTCCAAAGAAGTTTTTGCTCTGTTTCTAAATGATTTTTCATCATAATAGCTTTACGCTTATTATATTGTTTTCTATCATAATCTATAGCTTCAATTAAAGTTTCACCATTTAACCAA